ATAAAATTACCATCCAAATTACTCACTGTTAATTTTAAATTTAAATAATCCCAGTGAACAATCCTTGCACTTGCTGTTGCAAAAGCAGGAGATGCTCCTTGATATACCAATTCTCCTGTTTGATAATTACCTGTTCCAAGAGGTGTAAGTGAAAATATCACAGTATCTTTATCTGATATTGTATTGTATATATTAGTAATGGATGTTTTAATTACATTAGCTGTAGATGTTGCACCAAATATAAAACCTTTGACAGTGAAATTTAATGTCCAAATTACAGACCTTGTATCTGAACTATAATCACCTTCATAATTCACTTCATATTTTGAATCTTTTAAAATAACAGGAACTTCTTTGATAATACCCATCTCAGGAATCATGTTAACTTTAATTGTATAATCTGGTGCAAAAAATGGCAAAATGTGTTCGATGATTTGATTTCCGTCTTCAATGTTTCTTACATACAGATACAAAGAGAAATCAAAATTATATGGAACAGGAACATATTGAGAAGAAGTTACGGCACCACTTTGATTGAATTGTTTTATATTTGTCATTTGTTTCCTGGTGGAATCATATGACAGGCCATTCATTTCATATGACATTCTTGGTAATGTCATCATAACTTTCTTGTCAAGATTTGGGTCACCTTGAATACGCATTACATACAATTCTTTTGTCGCATATTCAATAGGAACAATAAATCTTTCTTGTTCAGTATCATCAGCATTATAACGAACCATTGTGATATTTTTAAATAAATCACCAAAAGCAACAGTTATCTTTCTTATCATCCTATTGTAATAAACATTTGCCATTATAGACCACCAATCGGATTAGTTTCTGCTGTGTTTATATAAGTGTTACCTTCTGATTGCAATAGACTATTGGAATATGGTTCAAGATGTCCTGGATTATCCAAAGGATCATATGAAGATAGTCTAAAATTAGCATTACTTGAATGTCCAATTATATTTGCACCATCAACAAACTCACCTGAAATGTATATAACAGAAAGTGTATTTGTTGAAGGAATCCATGTTTGAACTGTAGCAATAGTTGTCGCATTTGCATATGTGCTATCAGCTGATTGGTATACCAATTCTTTGAGTGTATACGAACCTGTACCTGCACCAACATTTAAGTGCAATGTATATGCAGAATCGGAAGAAGCAACATCTATATCTGCCATACCAGTAGAAATAACTTCTTGTGAATACTTGAATTTTTCCATTTCTAGTTCATAGTAGTATGGATTTCTTCTACCTAATGTGAATCCATCTTTGTTTTGGTCAACGTATTTGATTTCATATAATTCACCACCACCATTTAAGAATGGAACGTAAACCAAATCACCTTCAAGTGGTCTCATATAGGTTGTTTGTGGTGTTCTTTGATAGAAAGCTTTGCGAGAAACCAATACATGGACTTGATTACGAATTTCTAAACCAAATTTGGAAAAGAAATCTTTTTGTCCTTCTGTTCCCATAACACTAGACAAATACATTTCAACAGGAAATGCTGTGTTGAATTTCTTTACAGGATCTTCACCGTATAATAAATCTCTTGCTACTGAATTATCATTAGGAATATAATACGCATCAAAGCCTTGAATCTTAATTGATTCAGAAATTAAATCATCAACCAGCCTCTGTTCAGAGTATTTGGCTTTGTAGTTGTTAAAATATGATGATGTTGCCATTTTAGTTCATCATAAATTCTAATGCACCACCGTAATTGTTTTCCATTTCTTGATGCAGTTGTTTTATTTCCTCAACAGCTTCATCGAATACTTCTTTACCGTTTAATGTAATTCCACCAGGCAGTTGAATACCACCAAACTTCTTCATGTTCTCACCCCAATTTTTCTTAATTAAGGCGGTAGCATAAAGTTTAAGGAAACGGTCTTGCCAAATACCTGGATATGATGTTGGATTAATACCACCATAAGCCTCAGCAACAACTACTGTTCCAATTGGAGCTTCTTGGTTACCCCAAGCCCAATCGATATGCAACCTTTTTGTTATTCTATTCCAACGAATTGGAACAGACCCGGTGAACATCAATTCAATATCACGCAGATGTTGTTGTGTTAAAACGTAATTGACATAGGACGCTGATGTGAAGTCATACAATTCATTTAGACGGAGCTGGTATCTAAGGTCAAACATGTTAACATTTGCCTGAGAATCAGATACTGGAAATATACGAGATATACCAACAATTTCTATTTTGTTATTGCTTTCATCTTGAACACCTGATGCATCCAAATATCTATTATTAATATCTTGTTGTGTTACTGAATGAATCCAATAAAACTTTTGAGTACCATCGAAATGATAATCTTGCCAATATTGAATTGCATCGTCTACTCTATCTTCAATCTGGTCAGGATCCATGTTAATATCAATAACAGGTGCACCTAACCTACGAAGGCAGTAATCTATAAATTCTTGTCTATTGTTAATGGTCGGCATTGAAAAACTCCTATTATGTCCTATTTATCCATAACAATAGTCATTAGTTTTTTAATTACCCCAAGGAAGTCCAGATTCTTTCACTGGATTTTTTAATGCATCAATTTGTGATTGTAAGCTAGATTCAACAGATTCTTTATCAACGCCGTTATCCCAACACCAATCAAGAACTTCTTGTTCAGTTACTTGATTGTAGGGGATAGTTGGAGTAGATGCAGAGAATCCGCAAGTGCCATAAGAACCAGCAGTATATTCACCATCAACAGCTGTTGCTGTCCAATGTGCGGTGGTGATAAAACCATCTGCTACCAAGTAGTCAGTTTGTTGAATTTTCCAAGTTGTAGTAGTCATAATTAACCTTTCGTTTATAATGATTTAATAAATGTTTGATAATCTGCAATAACCTTATCTGTCCATGCAGCTGCAGCGATTGCTTGCACATTCGATGGCATTTCAGATATGTCTTCTCCAGGAGCAAATGACCAACGATGGTAAGAAGATGATAGTTGATTACCATCTTCCATGATTCTTGTTATTTGACGAACATGTAAAATACCTTTTTCGGTAACTTCAATCTTATCAATTGCCTGTTCTTTTGTTAAACTCATTTTATTTTCCTTTGATTAAGCACTTGCCATATAAATTATGGTTCCACTAAGATATGTTGTTTGTGATGTAACAACGCCACCACCTATATAGACATTTACATTTGTAGTGGTACCTTGTGGGTCAAACCCACCATTGTTAGTTGCTAAACTATTTGCTCCCCAAAATCCACCATTCATGACGCCGCGCGGGCCTGTTACCACGGTAAAGGGTAGACCTGTGACTTGTAATGTGGTACCGGCAGTTCCTGAATTTCCGCCGTCAAAATCGACCCAACAAATTACTAAACTACCAATTTTTCTGTAGTAACCATTTTTTACTGTAAATGTACTAGAGGAACCATTATTTACACAGTTAGGAGTAAAGGTACCTTCTTCATAATCATCTAGAGTATTTGGATCGGTAGATGCTGACTGTGAAGCGGGAAATGCAATACCCGTTCCAGATGATGCCGCGGTGCCACCAAGGCCCAGTCCATATGCATTGATACGAGCTCGTTCATTATTACCGGTAAACCATGCATGATATAAGCTTCCAACACTCTGTTGATAAAATAAACCAGAATAAGAGGATAACAAAACATCATTGTTTCCAGAACGATATTTAAGATACCTATCGCCGTTTGCACCCAGGAAATAACTAGAGTCGGATGGAACGTTTATGTCTCCGTTGACATCCAGTTTGTATGCTGGTGAAGTAGTACCAATACCAATATTACCGGCAGAAGTGATACGCATCCGTTCTGAGCCAGCAGTTAAAAACGCCATTGCGTTTGGCGTGGCATTTGTTGAGTTGAAGTAGTTGATGCCTCCAAGGCTTGTAGTTGTAGTGTCAGTAAAGATAATTTGATTAAAGTTAGCTGCAGGACTTTTTAATGTAATAACAGCATAATCTGTTCCTTCAACAACTAGTTTTGTATATCCATTAAGAGAACCAGTACCGTTTAATGCTCCAACATGCAATAATGCTGCAGGTGAAGTAATTCCAATACCCACTTGACCACTTGAATTCATAAGCATGCCAAGCGAACCTCCGCCATGCTTAAAATTTAATGCTCCACCGCTTGTTCCATAGATTTTAGGACTACCGTTATCTGAAGACCATGTTATACCATAACCATTTTGAGTAAATACAAGGTCGCTTGTTTTTGCTAGAGTTAATTGAGATACTGGCGAAGTAGTACCAATACCCAAGTTACCACTGGAATCTAGGATCATTTGGCCTGTAGTACCATTGGTTGCAAAACGAATTCCTTTTCCAGCAGTTTGTGCTTGAATAGTAATATCACCTGTACCATAATTAGCGTCACCAAATGACTGGCCAGTTAAAACAATTCTTGCTGCTTGTGTGCCAACAACCATATTAATTGCTTCATAACCACTGGCAGATGTATTGGTTAACCTAAGTATATCTGAACCACCAACAATGTCTAATTTGTTTGTTGGTGAAGCAGTACCAATACCTATATTCTGATTCGAATCTACCAATAAAGCTTGTGTACCATTGGTAGCAATCGATACTTGGTTATTAGCTGGATAATAAAGACCTGTAGTTGTGCCTCCAGTTCCACCTTGTACTGCTGGAGCTGTTGTACTATTATCTGTACCATTAAGAACAAGAGTCATTGTGTTACCTCATCAGCGGGTTGTGGTGTGTTGCCTTCAGCAAGCCATGCAAGGTAAGCTTGGTAGTCGGTGTTGGCTGGGTCAAAGGGGATAAGAGCGTTGTCCAATAGACGCTGCACACATTCCCAATTTCCGCTTTTATATAGTTTGTACATTTATAACTCCGAAGACAAGGTAATTTTTGCATATGGCGCAGTACTGCTTGGATAAACCTCAAATTTTCCAAGACTAGTAACAGCAACCCTTACTGTAATTGCAGTAGTTCCAGCATGAACAAGAGATGGGTCTCCACAATTTGATTTGTACCATGTTCCACTTGTTGTGCCTGTTGGAGTAGTTCGCATTTCTACTGGAAGTGGATAAACAGTATTCATGTCACCACTTCCGTATCCTTGAAAATTAGGAGAGCCGTTTTGCCCTCCGTAAATTTGAAAATATCTTGAGCATAATTGAAATTCTGTTGTTATTGAACGGTAATCAAACGATGTGGCTGTGCTGCCTTTTTCTAGCTGTACGCCTGTAATGTAAAACGTGGCTGCGCTGGTTGCTACCAAATTAGTTGCGCCTGTAGGGGCATAGTAACTGGATGTAGTCCATGATCCAGCAGCACCTATAAAATTAGAGCCTGTCCCCATTGAAAATAATACTTGAGGGCCGCGCCCATTTGTGGAGTTCCATGTGCCTATAGTCGGCCCTGCAATGGTTACAGTTTTTTGTTCCCAAGTATTTGCAGCAGAGATAGTGTATGTAAAAGCGTAGAACGCAGTACCAGCAGCGCCTTCAACTATGCTGCCGCCAAAGGTACCTGTTAACGAACTGCGAACCCAAAAAGAAAACGTAATTGTTGCAGCGCCAGAAGCGCCCCAACCTAGGTCGGCAATGTTGTAGCCTTCAATAAATTGCTGAATACCAATTACGTCAGTCGCCGCTACGGTATAAGCGGAGGTTGACGTAACGCCAAGATAGTATTTGTAGCCCACTGGTGGCGTGACCGAGTTCACATTTTGCTGTACGTTAAACCGTGCGGCTCCTGAGTTGTTTTGCACCGTCCAGCGGTCAACCGTGTACACCCCAGTAGTTCCGCTAACACTCGCCCCAGCATTGCGTTGGTCAATCACCATTGCGCCGTTGATGATGCGGTTTTTGAATCCAAACGTGTTGGCTGCTGATACATAACCTGTTGGTAAAGCCGATGCACTAGCTGCGCCAACTAATAAATTACCACCAGTTAATATCATTTGAGCTGATGATGTTCCTCCATTATTATAAGCAGAGAAATTCAAATTTGCAACAGATGAAGTTGCAGCAGTAGTCCATATCCTTGCAGCATCAGATGTATTAAATCCATTAGAATTGTTTACACCAAATTGAAGCAATGGTGCTGGAGATGAACCACCAGATGTATCTTGAATAGATATTTTTGCAGAACCGGCAGTAGATGAAACAACAGACAATAGACCATAAGTGCTAGGTGAGTTTGTACCAATACCCACATTACCAGTGGAATCAATACGCATCCGTTCAGATGGATTGCCACCATTGGGCCTAGTTGCAAATATCAAATTGCCATAGCCTGCGCCTTCAAGTTGGCTAGAAATATAAGAAATGCCTGTTGATGCATTGCCAAGACTAAACATCATCTTAGCTTCTGAACCAGCGCCAGTTGTTGTAGATACCAAACGCAGCGTTGTGTTGTATGCGCTGCCTGATGTTGTGGTGTTGCTAATTGAGACCTTTTCACCATCTCCTGTTACGCCAGTTTGCCCAATCAATACGTTGCCACTGGAGTCAATACGCATCCGTTCTACGTTATTGCCCGTCCTAAACTGATAGGTGCTAATGCCCGTTGAGCCGCTGGCGAGGTATCCAAAAATTGCGTCATTGCTTCCAGTAAAAATTGGAAAGCCAACAGCCGCACCAGTTGAATCTTTTACGCCAAAGTATTGGTTATTTGACAATAAGGCATTTCCAGCTACTTCTAACTTTTGTCCAGGCGAAGAAGTACCAATACCCACGTTCTGGCTCGTGTCTACGGTTACCGCTGTTGTTCCTGCCGTTTGTAGAGCAAGAACTCCAGAGGCGTCTGCGGTTTGAACTAAACCACCACTACCACTATTACTTGCATTAATTATTGTTGTCATTTTATTTTGCCTCCAATGCCGCGATACGGGCGGTTAGGGAAGTGATGAGGGCTTGCTGTTCTTGGATAGCTGCTGTCAAAGTTGCGACAAGAAACGATACATCAATGCCTTGATATGCAGGGTTGCCATCAGCATCTAAAGCGTCTTTGTCACCTGATACACAATCCGGTACTACCTCTTGCAATTCATGGGCAATAAAACCTTGTCCATCTTTGCCATCTGTTTTCCATTTATAAGTTACCGGCTTGAGCAATGCTACTTTTGCCAATGCGCCCACCATTGGGGAAATGTTTTCTTTGAGTCGATAATCAGACGTTGTGTTATATGAAGTATTACTTCCACCGTCTGAACGAATAGCACCAACATACGAGCCATTTCTTACAAAATCAAACCAAGCAAAACCATTTGCAACGGCTCCAGCAGCCATAATTCCGCTTCCATTAGAGGAAAATTGAGGGCCAACACTTGTGCCAGTTGATGTTTTTCCAATCAACACGTTACCGCTGGTGTCAATACGCATCCGTTCTGTATTGGATGTTCGGATAATAAGCGGATGTGCGCTAAGCGAACCGACAATTGACGCACTATATGTATTGTCTGCTGTTAGCTGAGTTCTGACAGTTCCGTTATAAACATAAACTTGTGTGTCACCGCCAGCAGATTGAAAGTTTGCCAGCAACGGTGCGCCGCTAGATGCCGTGCTTTGCACATCCAATTTATATCCCGGTGAAGTAGTACCAATACCTACATTACCACTAGAGTCAATAACTTGGCGCACATTGCCATCACCGTCCGACAGCACGATGTAGTTGCTGCCAGTAGCAGAGATGGGAGCAGTAGAGCCGCTATAACGACCAATGATGGTATTTTTAGCGCCAGTTGTAACGCCCGAGCCGGAACTTTCACCAATAAATGTATTTGTGGTTCCAGTTGCCGCTACGCCGCTGTTATTTCCTATGTATACGTTATAGCCACTTGTGTCTGCATATCCTGCTTTAGCCCCAACATATACACTACTTGGCCCTGTTAGATTGCTATACCCAGCTTGATACCCCACTGCGGTACTGTTGCCGCCGGTGGTGTTTGAATAAAGAGCATAGTTTCCTATAACAGTATTTTGCGCTCCAGTGGTATTCACCTTTCCTGTGTACAATCCCATTGCAACATTGTTAGAACCGGAAGTGTTTGCGTTCAGTGATTGATAACCAAAAGCATAATTGTCAGCGCCAGTATTGTTGTACAGGGCTTGATAGCCAATGCCGTAGATATTAGTTCCGGTATTGTTGAATAGGGCTTGGTAGCCTATTGCAAAGTTGTTGGATCCAGAAGAATTGTAACCAGCTTGAGATCCAAGTCCTATTTGATTGCTTCCCGTACTAGCGTAAAAAGACTGATACCCAACGGCGGTGTTGTTGTTGGCAGTGGTGTTGGCTTGGAGGGCTTCTCTGCCAACAGCGGTATTTCCTCCACCAGTGGTGTTTGATTTAAGGGCAAAATACCCTAGTCCAACAAGCGAGTCGCCAGTGGTGTTTGAGTACCCAGCCTGATACCCAACAGCGGTGTTGCTTGGGCCAGTGGTGTTTGACCCAAGTGCGCCTGCTCCAACGGCAATGTTGTAGTTTCCCGTGGTGTTGTTTCGCAATGCAGCATTAACGCTGCCATCATACCCACCAACGGCTGTATTTGAGACACCAGTGGTGTTTGAATATAGAGCTTGCGTACCAAATGCCGTAAGTGTTCCAGTGGTATTACTGTACCCAGCTTGATACCCCACAGCGGTGTTGTTGCTGGCGGTGGTGTTGGTTGAAAGTGCGTAATATCC